GAATTACTCTCCAATATTTTAGGTAGTCATCGTGATTTGATTTCATTTAATTTTTTTTTATATATTTGTACAAAGTTATTAATTAAAAAATAATATTATGCCACAGAATCCTAAAAAAAGACCTGACACCCCATTAGCAGCTACTCCAAAAATTACTTATAAAAATTTAGGATTAGCAAGAAGTGCTACAAATAATGCAGAAGGAAGAGATACAAATACACCTGCTACAGCTAAAGATAGTGCTGATTATAGAGCAGGATTTAAGATGGGTGTACAAGGTAAAAAAGTTTCAGACCTTCAAAATAAATACGAAGGAAAGAATCAATATGTTGAAAAAGGTAGATGGGAAGGCAAGAACGCTGTGGTTGATGCTAAAAAAGCAAATCTTAAGTCTCTTATTAAAAAAAACAAAATCTAAATAATTATGCCTGATAAGAAAAATAAATCAAAAGTTAGGGAGTCAAAACCTTTGGCAGCGACTCCTAATTACAATATGGATGCTACTGAGTTGGCTAGTAAATTTAAAAAAATACAAGCTGATTCTGCTGCAAGAAGAGAGGCATCTTATGCTGAGCGAAAAAAAGCTAGCGATAGAAGAAGAGAAGCTATGAACTCAAAAGGAAAACAAAGTGGTGGTAGTCTTCAAGGGCTAAACACTTCATTAGGTGGTAAAATAGTAAAATAGATATGAAAAAAGTAAGTGCAAAAACTGCTTATGACATTAAGCAAGCGAGTAATCCTAAACTAAAAGCAAGTGCAAGAAGCAACTATGCTAAAAACGCCCAAGCGGCAATGAAAAACCAAAAAAAGAAGTAATTATGAAAAAAGACATTCCAAATTTACCTATGTCATCAAAATTGATGGCTCCAAAAGGCGCAAAGAAAACTATTGCTAAAGCTGCTGTAAAAGGTGCAGTAAAAGGAGCTGCTAAAGCTATTGTTAAATCAGCAATGAAAAAGAAATAATGGCTAAAAACACTCCAAACTTACCTGGATCTTCTCGTATGCAGATGCCAAGTACAAGCGGGAACTCTGTTCCAAAAATTAAAGGTGCTTCAGGACCTGTTTCCAAAAGATTAGTTAGTGGAGCTAAGGGGAAAGGTATGAAAGGAAGTAATCCTTATTGTGATTAATTTTTAAAATTTAAAAAGATGGCAAAGAAATCTGAAGAAGTAAAAAATGAATTAGTTGAGAATGAAGTAGTAAAAACTACTGTAGCTCCTAATCAATCTCCTGCTCAAAAAGTAGAGACAGAAGAAGTTAATCAACTAAGTAGTCCTGGGCATTCAAGTAGAGCTTTCCGTGGATAAGTCAAAAATGAAATGTAACCGTCCTGTTTCCTCTAATAGAGAAGGAAAGAAGATGATGGTAAAAGCTTGTTCCAATGGGCAGGAAAAACTCCTGCACTTTGGAGCTAAGGGCTACGGCCACAACTACTCAGATGCGGCTCGTAAGAGTTTTAAAGCAAGACATAGTTGTGATACAGCTAACGATAAATTAACCCCAAGATATTGGGCATGTAAAAAATTATGGGCAGGGCCTGGAGGTTCAACTGCTTCGAGTCCAAAAAACAGAAAAGGTAAATACTAAAATTATGAATAGAGACTATCCATTAGCTCCAACATCATTTGGAGACAAAGAGAAAAAAATAAAAAGACTTGAAAAACGAGAAGAAAAACTTGTTAAAAAGGGTAATAAAGCTGTAGACGAAGGTAGAGAAAGAAAAGCTGATAGACTTCTTGGAAGAGCAGCTAGAGTTGAAGACAAAAAAATAAGATTATCTGAAAGAAAGTAATGAAGAAGATAATCAAAAAAGCATCTAAGTACGAGTCTAAAAAGTCCTTGAATGGGCCTATGAAGTTCTTGAAGGGTAACGTAAAAACACCTGTAAAAAAGAAATAAGATGCCAAAAGATACGTGTTATAAAAAAGTAAAAGCAAAGTATGATGTTTTTCCATCGGCAAGAGCTTCACAAGCAATTGCTAAATGCAGGAAAGCGTCAGGTGTTGTAAGAAAAACTTCTGAAGGAACATCTTTAAAGAGATGGGAGAAAGAAAAGTGGACTGATACGCGTACAGGAAAGGCTTGTGGTGCTGGTGGTAAAAATGAATACTGTAGACCAAAAGTAAAAGTGTCTTCAAATACACCGAAAACTATTTCTGAAATTAGCAAATCAAAGTTGTCTGAAAAAAAAGCAGAGAAGTCAAGAGTTGGTATGGGTAATCGAGTAAGCAAGGTTTAAGATGGCAACTCAAAAATTTATGGGCAAAGGTCAGTTGTTAGAAAGACTGACGGCTCAGGTTGGAGATAGAAAGTTAGCAGTAAAAATATTACAAAAAAGAGGTCATTTAAAAGCAGACGGAAAGACCTATACCGAGGAAGGTATGAAGCGAAATGATATGACTGCTGAAGAAAGAGCTAAAGATAGAGCATCTAAGTATACTGGGCGTTCTGCCGAAAATTTTAAATATAATCCAATCACAAATTCAATCAAAAATTTTTAATATCTTTACACAATGAAAAGCAAAGGATTAGGAGATACAATTGAAAAGTTTACTACAGCAACAGGAGTAAAGAAAGTAGTAGATACAATCTCTGAAATAACAGGAAAAGATTGTGGGTGTAGTAGAAGAAAAGAATCATTAAACAACCCAAAATTATTAATAAATAAAACATTTTATAAAATTTAGAAATTATGTCAGTATTTAAAACAACATTTTCAAGAGCATTAAAAGTAAATCCTTCTGATGATGCAAACATACCTTATCCTAATTTAATTAGAGAAGGATTAACTACAAGTACCGAGGTTAATAAATTAATTGACTCAACTGCTGAATTTATTACTGATAATGTACAGCCTGGAGATATTGTTTATAATATATCAACTGATTCTGCCGCAACAGTTATTAGAGTAATTAGTCAAAGTAGTTTAGAGTTAAATGCAGATGCATTTACTGCGGGAGGAGAAAATTATACCATTTATCAAGCATCTTCTCAAACTTCTAATGGTAATCCGGGTTGTTATTTATATGTTGGAAGTGCAGGAAATATAAAGGTTACTACAGTTGGACAAGACATTGTTACTTTTGGTGGAGTTCCTACGGGAACAGTATTACCTATTCAGGTAGTAAAAGTTCATTCAGATACACAAGCAACTAAAATTATAGCACTTTGGTAAAATGGCAAAGCAGACTAATACTTCAGTTTTTAAATTAACTCCAAAAGTAAAAAGAAAAGGAGTTCACGCTAAGACTAAGACGAGTTTGTCTAAGTTAAGTAAAAACTATGTGAAATTATATAAAGGGCAGGGGAAATAATGAAATACTTAAACTATATCTTATCTTCGCTGATACTTTTGTTTGTTCCAATTTACGGAATACTTATTGCCGTGGCGACTGCTATTATTCTTGATACTTTCACAGGAATATTTAAAAGCATAAAATTAAATGGGTGGAAGAGCATCAGAAGTAAAAGACTATCTCATATTGTGTCAAAAATGCTATTATACGAAATATGCGTTTTATTATTATTCGTAATTGATAAATTCATATTAAACGAGTTTATATTTAAGTGGTTAGGTATAGACTTTATGTTCACTAAAATTTGTGCCATATTATTGATCTTTATTGAATTGGTTTCAATAAAAGAAAATATAGAAGAGGCTTATAAAATAAAAATTTGGAATTTGCTTAAAAAAGCATTCCTTAGAGCGAAAGAAGTTAAAGACGATATTAACGATATTACATAATTTATGTTTAGTACAACTAATGTATATATAACAATATCTGCTGTGATAATGGCAATGTCATTCATAGTGGGTGCTATCTATTATGTAAACAGAATATTTTCAGACAACACACAAGAAATCTTAGTTAGATTTATACTGTTAGTATTTACAGCTTTAGTTGGTGTATTTGTAGTAGATAAAGTAATAGCTTTTGGTCTTCCTTTATTGTCAGACCATCAGAACGACCAATTATTTGATTTAATAAAAACCCTTACTTTAATGATATTTAGTTATTATTTTGGTACTAAAAAAGAAAAAGATGCAACTGAGTAAACACTTATCACTTGCTGAAGTTACAAGAAGTGATTCAGCAAAACGAAATGGTATCAGCAATGAACCAACAGCAGAACATTTAGAGAACTTTAAACTGTTGGCTGAAAAAGTATTTGAACCTATTAGAGAACATTTTAAAGTGCCTATTCATATA